ATTAAATATCACTCTATTTCCTATTATATCGGCATCTACACCTCTTATAATATTCACTTGATATAACATGTCATCTATCTCTTTTAAAACCATTTCTTGGTCTTTCTGGACGTCTACAGACTTGAATGCATCTATTTTCTTGAAGCGTGCCATCTCATTTTGTATCTGGTTTATAACGCTATTCATTTTTAATGCAAAATCTTCATCTTCTGTCAATTCATCTGCGTTCTCACTATATTCCTCAATTAATGTATAAACTTTTAACTTAAATTCTTCTAATGTCATTTCTAACCTCCTACTTGGTTATGTTCTTCTATTGGTTTTGTTATATCGTTTGCATTTTGTAACATCTTTATTGCTTCATCTATCTTAACCATTCTATAGTTAGGTACAATGTAACCTGTTTCTTCGTCCCATACAAGAACTATTCCTTCTGGCAATTTAGTTGTCATTTTGCTTTCTTCTTTGCTTTTAATACCGTTATAATCTAATTCCTTGTTTATCTCTGTTACAAGTTCTAATTCTTTAAGAGTTTGATGAACTGTTTTATCATCATTCCACGTCTCAAATTCTGTGTCCTTGTCTACTCTTATTCCACCAAACAACTTACTTGATGGGGCTACTACAAAATATTCTGGTTTTTCCATATTTTTCTCCCTTCATTCTTGCAAGATTTGCACTTGCTACACTTTTAGAATGATAAAAAAGGAGGACTATCCCTCCTTATCGCCTGCCTAAACAAGCCCCTTAAATTTGAACTACGCCAACTTTAACATCTGCAGAACCTTTTATTGTTACTTTCCCTGTTGCTGCGTCTAAATATCTCATAGTCTCAACATAACATACTGCAGTTGCACTCTTTGCTACTGATACAGTTTTATCTGGAAAACCTGTTCCTACACCTAATACTGGGTGTGCTGGTGCTTTTATTACTACGTCCTCTGCATTTGAACTGTCTGTGTTTTGTATTACAAGAACTGTTCTTTCGTCTCCTTTTGTTGCTGTATATGTTCCACCGTCAGTTGCGTCTAATGCAGTAAGTGTAAGAGCTTTTATATCGTTTAATTCTCCTGTTAATTTGTTAGTATCTAAATTTGCTGCTGCCATTTATATCACTCCTCTTTAATAAAAATTAACAAGGGGACTTAGCCCCTTGATTTTAATAAATTGGGAATACATATAATTGTTCTGGTCTTACTATTTTTGCACCAAATACATATAATCCCTTTAATGCGTCTTGGAAAGCGTCATGTGGTCTATATGCTTCTACTTTATCTATTTGTCCTGCAAAGGCAATAGCTTTTGTAGTTCTTAACATACAGAATGTTACGTTAGCTGTGCTATCGTAAGTTCCTTTATATAGTAAGTTCTCAATAGAAATTAAGGCATTACCATATTTCCCTACATAACCTTTCTTGATTAATTCAGAGTTGTTTGTATCTAACTCTATAATTTCTGGTCTTAGGATTGTGTACCATTCTGGGTTTATCTCTAAATGGTATGTATCTGTTACTTTACAGTTATTTTCGTATAGTTTCTTGAATCCTGCTTCAATTAATCCTATACCACCATCTGTTACACCAGAAATGTCTGTTTTAGTACCAACGTTTCCGTTTGCTGCTAAAGTTGCTATATTAGCGTTTACTAATGAAGCAACATATTTGTCAGCTTCCTCTGATAGTCCTAATGTAGCTTCTTTTGTTAGAGCTTCAATTAGTCCTGGTACAGATTGTGCTTTGTCAATATCTTCTACTTCAAAATCGAAGTATCTATATTGATTTATTTGTAATAGTTGTGAACTGTCTGTTCCAGCTTCTCTTGTTAGAGATGAACCTGGTGTATAAGTTCTTATTGTAGGTCTTGTTACACCTAAAATTTTAACTTCCTTAGCGTATTTTATATCGCCTTCAAATTGGAAGTCGCAATGGTCTTTTAATGATGTTATTGTGTCTAATTGTAATTGTATCTTTTTACTCCAAACTGTTTGTTGGAAATTTGAAATTGCCATAAAAAATCACTCCTTTTCTTTAAGGGAGCGTTTATTTTCCTGTTTCCCACATTGTCATAGACTTTTCTACTGCCTTCATAATTTCTGGATTGTCTAAGTCTTTCGACGTTAGTTTCCTTACTTCATCTGGTGTATAAAAGTCCTTAACCTTATTATCTGGGGCTGTGGTTTTCATGCTCCCTATTTGTTCTACCTTTGGCTTAGGTTTGAACTTTAAATACATTTCATATTTTTCTTTTTGAGACATTTCTGGATTTAATTTGCTAGCAAAGTCTTGGTACTCTTTATCTTCAAGAGCCTCTGGTTTTACTCCAATACTTGCAAGTTCGTTTAACCCTTCTTGTCTCTTTCTTTCATTTGCTAGTTTTGTAAATACTAGCTTTTCTCTTTGTGTCATTTTATCGACACCTATTTCAGCCAGCCTGTCTACTTCTTCTACTATATCTGCATATCCTGCATTTATAATTTCCGTTGCTTCTGCATTAGCTAACAACTCCATATCTCTGTTTGAATATGTAGGTTGTTCTGGTATGTTAATACCTTTCTGTTTATAGAAATCTGTCAATTTATCTGTTGCTTCATTTAGGTCTTTTGTGCCTAGTCCAGCATTTAATACAGTTTCTACACGAGAATATTTATTTTCATATTCTCTTTCCATTTTAGCTTTCGCTCTCTCTAGCTTTCTTGGTAATATCTTATTTATTTCTTCATTAACTAATTTATCAAAGTCAGCCTGAGAATAAAGTTTTTCAGTTCCTTTGTCGTCATTATCGACAACATTGTTCTCTGTGGTAACCTTACTACCTTCAACAAGTGTTTCTGTTGCTTGTTCCCCAACATTTTCAGTAGTTTCTACTACAACATTTTTGTTATCTTCCATAACTAAATACCTCCTATTTTAAAGTGATTGCTTCACTATATCCATAAAGTTTTAAGCCATTAATGCTTGGGCATATAAAAAATACGTTGTAGTTTTAAGCTAAAAGCTTAACTTTCAACGTATTGATTATTTTGATTAATTGCTTCTTGTTGCCCTTCCTGTGCATTCATAATTTGTTCTGCTTGTGTGTCGGGGTCATTATTTAAGAATTGATTTGCTTGTTGTTGCATGATTTGCGCTTGTGCATTTATCATTGCTATTTTTTGTTGTTCTTCTTCTATGTACTCTATTGCTTCTTCTAGTTTCTGTTTAGGCATTACACTATCATCATCTAATAATTTTACATAAGTTTTTAATTCATTAAGTCTCTCAACACTAAACATTCCCCCTGTAAACAAGTTCTCGATAGAACGTTCTTGTGCGTATTTATCAAATGCTCCCTTCGGTGTTACATCTATTTTTACTGTTGCTTGTAACTCTTGAAGAACTGTTTGTGGTACTTCTACAAGCTGTGTTACTTCTTGTCCTGTTTGTGTGTCTTGTATTGTTTCTTCTAGTGTTATTCCTTCATCAGAATACACTATAATCATTTCTAGCCATATTCTAACCATATCTTCTATAAATTTCTTTTCAGAGCTTAATTGTTCTACTAATGGTTGTTGTGCTGCTTGTTGTACTGCTAAAATTGCTTTTCCTGAAGCGTCCTCTGGGTTTACATCTCCTGTTGCTATATCTCCTGCTCCTGCTAATTCTCTTGTAACTTGTATTAACTCATTTTGTACTTTTTCAACATCAGCACTCATTTGGGCTGGATTTATAGTCGATAAAATCTTACTTACATCATCTACACTTGCTCCATCTGTCTTGATAATTCCTCCAACTTCGTTTAAAGCCTCTGGATTCATTATCTTTGATACATTAGCAACCTTTTGTGGGTATGCTGTTTGTTTTACTGTTATAAGCCTTCTCATTATTGTTTTATTTACTTCTATTTGGTTAGGAATAAGATGTTTTACCTCGCCTTCTCCTCTTGCAGAACCTTCTTTTTCTTCCCATATCATGTGTGCTATTGGATATAATCTTAATCCTGAATCTGTATCTTTCTTTAATTCAACATATCTTGTTGCTTTTGCAAAGTGTACTGTTCCATTCTTCTTGTATAACTTAGTGATAATAGTACACATATCGTCTTTTTCTTGCTTTGCTGATTCTCCTGATTGTTCCCATACGTCCATATCTCCTACAATGAAGTCTAACTTTTCATTACTTACACCATCTGCTTTTGCTATCTCCTGTGCTTCAATAACGGGTACTCTTTTCTTAATAAGTATGTATGGTTGCCTTTGTATGTCGCTATCATTCTCATTCCCAAAATATATGTCATTCTTTGCTATAATTTCATTTACTGGGCTTTGTTCTTCTTTGTTATAATCAACATAGATTACACCTTCTGCATTTATAGCAGAATCCTTAGCAACTTTTCTAACTTTAAAATCCAATGCGTCTTTTTCCCATATTTTTGCTGCCTTCTTATTTAACATTTCACAAGTTCTCTCTGCTGTTTTTCTAAACTCTCTATTCTCAAAGTTTTCAGATGAAAAATTAGCAGCCCAAAGATTAGCATTTATATTACCTACTTTATACTTTACAATAGGCTTTATGAAGTTTAATTGTACTGGTTCTATACCACTTACCTTTAACCCTTCCCATTGGTTGCCATTGTAAAATCTATAGT